TAGACAGTGAAATGAAGCAGCGCGGGGGGTAATACTAACCCCCGCGACGCTTCATTCTAATTGGATTATAGTTCCCGCCTTCGGCGGTAAATCGAATATAAAAATGTAAACATATCCTTCCTCAAGAGAGAGTCTTATTATTAAATGCCTTATCAATGTAAGGTCAAAGATCCATTACACTAAAGGACAGGTTGTATGACTGAGTCCATTCAAGGGTCTCAACCACTCCATCGGAGTTGTTCACCTGCCCATATACAGCAAAAATATGAGGTAAGCCTGGGCCATACCTAACAAAGGAGTCACAATCAATCTTCTTGCACCTCAAGCGATGGTTGATGTCAATAGCGTCTCCAGGACGTAAGTCGATTGTCTTCTTGCATATCGGAGGATGAAAATACTCCGAGTAATCGGCTTCATCTGTTGGGTCCCACAAAGTACCATAGGTACCAAGTCCAGCAGCAGTTAACCATTCGTTAATACCACCAGAGCCAGCAGCAGGAACAGTAGCTCCAGCAGACCTATACTGTTGCTTAGAATAAGCAATAAGCAAGGTAACCCTAATAAGATTAACGTTACCAGGATTGGAGCTAAGACTAGACTGGCAAATACCACCACGCAGAATAACTGCGTTAGGAGAAAGATTAGGAACAGCAGCACCATAGTTTACAGGCCGTAAACCACCACCAGCAGTCCAAAACAAAGTACCTGTACCACCTAAAGGATTCAACATAAGAGCTGCTGAAAACTTCATTTGGCCATGGACATTATTGGTCTGAATATCAGTATTAGCAATACTGTATATAGACCGGTAGTGCTGGTTCATCATAGACGAACGCCAAATCAAATTACGGAAGGCACGTGGACGCATCCTACGGCTACGATATTTCTGGGCATTTGAAGCATTCAACTGCCGAGAGGATACCATAGATATCCGTCTACCGTAACGGCGACGCCGTGGAAATCTAGTCCTCCGCATGCCTGTCCTTCGACGAACATTGCGGGAGGCAGCGTAAACACGTTTACGTTTATAAGCCATAGGTCCGATGACAAAGTATTACCACAGAGGGCCTATTTATAGTGTAAAGGTAAACTCGACGAATAATCTTGACCGTCTCCGCCTTACGGCGGATCCGGTCGCCGGCGCCTGGTCAGCCATCGCCCAGGGCCGGGGGGCCGGCCCTGGGCTCAGGCGCCGGCGGCTACTTTAGAGGAAAAAGGGGTTCACTTTAATTCTGTTAACTTTATTCTTCGCATTAGAGCGGGCAACTGAGGATGATCCTCTACAACAACATCTTCAAGATGTTTATATTTTACAACAGAAAAAACAACACTAGGAGTAAAATTAGAAGTAACAACAAACTTAGTTGCATAAAGAGGGACCATATCTCCTTTGACTTCAACAAAACATTTGTAACGATCAAACCAACGTAGCAGATGATTAATATCGATTCCCTGAGGCCCGAAATCATCGATGATGACAGCATCTTCTAAGCAGTATCCATTCCACCATTTGGTCCTGGGGTCCTTAATATAGGCGTCTGGAAAGCGCTCATGTGCTCTTCGAGACTTACCTGATCCGGGAGGTCCATAAATCCATTCGACGTCGATGCTAGGCCGTTCGATGGGAGGGGCGACGGCAAGGGTGTTTCTAAGCAACTGATGTCCAGAGTATCCATGAACCCCTGGTCTTGCATCAGCGAATTCAGCCACTCCGAGTCGTCGTCGCTTGAAATATTCACGATACTCTTGAACGATGGTGTCCCGGGTGTCCCTTTGGGAGGGGTGTCCACTGGAAGCGGAGGTTGCAGGGACTGTACCATGTTCATCAAAGTGTCCACCTTTGGAACAATAGTCTCTATTCTGTCGTGGAGTACCATTAGAGACTTCCAAATGGCATCTAGGGTTAAGTCGATCCTTTGCAGACTGAAAGGAACAACGTTTGTTGAAGATACAGAATCCTTGCAGATGAGGAGTTCCAGAGTCTCCAACTTCTTTTCCAATGATTCCATACGAGCACTGACTTCTGATAGAACTCCAGAGTAGCTCACACTCCTCCTCATTGTAATTGTTTAATGTGAAACAATATCTTTTAGCCATAAAACTTAATTCCATAAGGTTTTATTTATAGACAGTGAAATGAAGCAGCGCGGGGGGTAATACTAACCCCCGCGACGCTTCATTCTAATTGGATTATAGTTCCCGCCTTCGGCGGTAAATCGAATATAAAAATGTAAACATATCCTTCC